CGAATGCGCTGGCCGCGATTGTTGCCGCCCTCTTCGCGGATGCCGATCTCAGCTTGGGCGATGGCGAGGAGTCGGTGGATCATTTTATTCGTAGGGGATCACTTCTTTTCTTTGCGGAAAATGTTGATGGCTCCCACGAGGGCCATGCCTGCGGCTGCGATGGCGTTGGCCTTGCTGGGTTCGAGCGTGATGCCTGCTGCGGAGATGACGAAGACGAGGCCGCGCCATGTGGAGGCTTCGGCGAGGCGGTCCATTATGTAGTCGAGTGTTTTCATTTGTCTTTGAGGCTGGGGATTTGCGGGTTGAACCAGTCGATCGTGACTGGCGGGAAATAACGGATGCCGACCTCCACGCGCCCGAGGCTTCCCATCTTTTCGCCGCTTGGTGGCAGCGGGACGCTTACGCAGGCGGGAAGGAGTAGGAGAGGCAGGAGTGCCAGCAGGCGCGTCATTTGGCTTTGAGACTTTCTTCGATGCGCTTGGTGCGCTCGTCGATGCGGGCGAGGGTTTCGCTGCGGTCGGCTGCGAGGCGTTCGATGGCTTGGAGGCGGATGTCTTGGCGTTCGTTTTCATTTCGGACTTGGCGCATTTGTTCCGGCAGGACGATCCAGCCATTGAGCGAGGAGAAGACCGTGGCCACGAGGGCCAGACCGGCGATGGCTTCCGCGAGGTTCAATTTCACGGCGGGGCGTCCGTCCTTCTCGTCGAGACTCATTTCTTCTTCTTAGGCTCGGCTGCGGTTTCAACGAATGGCTTGGCGAGGCCGAGGGCGATGAGTTCGCGAGCGAATGAGGGCGAGACTTCGACATCACTGCCGACCGGGCATGATTCGCCGGCAATCATGAGACTTTGAAGAAGGGTGATTTTTTGAGGTTCCATAATCTGCGGTTCCTAACAAAAGCCTCCTCCGCGAATGCACACGGAGGAGGCGGTTGAGTTTTCAGCTATCGATTAGGGCTTTTTGCCGTAAACGAAGGACTGAGCGCGGCGGACGGCGAAGTCCACATCCTGCATGCAAACGATGCGGAGGCGTCCTTTGGTGCTGTTGCTGTATGGGTCCACGGTGATTTCGAGACCGCCCCAGAGGCCGATGATGAAGTCGGCGAAGTTGCCGAAGAACACATCACCAGAGGTGATTTGGTTGGTGATCTCGGCGCGGTAGCCGTTCATCGTTCCGTTTTCCCAGATCGTGCCGCCGTTGGTGGAGCCGGTTGGGAATTTGAGCGAGGTTTTGGCCATGCCGCGAGTGGATGGGTTGGCAACGAATGCCATGCTGGCGACATCGGTGTTCTGCGCACTGACGAGGCTTTCCATTCCCACGAGTTCCGCGAAGGTTGGCTGCACTGCGGCGAAGGACTGTGAGAGCACGCCAGCGGCGGATTTGATTCCGGTTGGTGCGTTGCTCAATCCCGTGCCGTAGAAGGCTGCGGAGTCGATGGTGAGGGCGAGGCCTTGGGCGAGGTCGTTGCGAAGCAGGGCTTCGACCGACAGCGAGGGCTGCATCAACATGCGGCGGGTGATTTCACCGAAGTTGGCAACGGTGCGAGGACGGAGCGAGACGAGTCCGAAATCAATGTCGGATTTTGTCGCGTCGTCGTCTTCACCGATCCAGTAACCACTTCCGAAGGTTGTCTGTTTTGGCATGTCCACATTGCCGACGAGGCCAGCCAGCTCGGTGCCGAGGTTCATGATGACCGCTTTGTTGCGGAGCACATCGATGAACGAAGAAGCGAGGAGGTTGGTCTGAACGGTGTTGTTGCCTGTGCCGGTGTAGCCAGCGGCGGACTTGCCGGAAACGGTGTTAGTTCCGCGCTGTCCGTAGCCTGCGGTGAGGACATCCACGGGGATCATCGTTCCTTTGACATTGCGATGGGCAATCGCGCCAGCGGCTGCTTCGCAAGCTTCCAACTCGAAAGCGGCGTCTTGACGGGCTTTTTTGTCGGTAGGCTCGGCGGCGAGGGCGCGGATGAGTTTCACGAAGCTGAAGCTGCCTGCTTCGCGTTCGTTGAGGCCGATGGGTGCGTGGCCTTCGCGGACTTGGGCGCTGCGCTTGTCTTTCTCGGCGAGTGCTGCGGATTGGAAATCCACCAGGCTGCCACCGTCACGCACGATCTGTGCGGCGAGGGCTGGCATACCGTATTTGTCGCCTGCTTCGAGTATCGAACGGGTGCGGTCTTGCTCGCTTTTCACAGCGGCATTGCGCTCGGCAACGATGTTGATCTCCGGTGCCGCCGGTGCGGGCGCTTGTGGCGCGAGTGTGATTGTGTCTTGCATAGGATTTGGTTGATTTTTGCCGAGGCCGATTGGCTCTGGCGGGTGGTTAAGGCTGCGACCCACTCCGACAGAGGTGTCGGCGGGGATGGTGACGATGCTGATCTCGTAGGGTTCCCACCGTGTGACGGTGTAGACATCGAGGGCTTCGCGCTCTTCGGTCAATTTGACCTCCCAGATTCGGTAGCCGACTGAGACCTTCGTGAGGATTCCGTCCTGCACATCTTGCCACGCTTCCTCGGCGCATTCGGAACGGCCAAAGCGAACCAACGCTCGGCCCATCCCGTCAGCGTCAATGCTGGCGGTCTCGACGACTCCCAGAACCTCGTTCTGGTCGTGGTTGAACAAAAGGTTTGCGCGGTCGTTAAGCCGCGAGAGGTCACATGCACCCGCTGAGTGATCGAGGACTTCGACCATGCCGGGGAACCGTTCGATTTCCGCGTTGCTTGAAAAGGCCAGCTCGATCGTCCGCGACTCTGCGCTGATCGCGCCGATCGTCATAACTCGGCGCATGGGCTGGCTGTAAAATTCTTTCGCGGCGGGCTTCATGTGTGCCGGAATTTTGCCAGCGGGGGGCGGGCTGTCTTCTGCGGGGCGTTCCCGTGGGATTAACCACGGAGGACACAGAGAGGGGCAGACGCAAAAAACCCGGCGCTGGTTGCAGCCAGCGCCGGGAAACAACAAACCAAACTTAGCTTAGGGCGGCTGCCAGTTGAGCGCCGGTCGTGCTGACCGTGCTCTGATTTTTTGCGCGTTCGCCGATGCTTCCGGTGATCGTCAATTCCGTGGTCGGCTTGGCCCAGACTTCGGCGGCGATTTCCGACTCGGTTGGGATGTCTCCGGTCGCTGCTGGCGAGGCTGGCAGGTTATCGGTTTTGGATTTGATTGCGGTGATGTCGCTGTTCGCTGGCGCGGTGTAGGCGCTGCTGGCAAGGCGTGAGGAGATATTTTGATCCACTCGCCCAAGCTCGGTGGCCAACTCGGTGCGCACTTGGCTGGCGATAGTTGCCGCGCTTGGCACTGAAGGCGCGTTAGTCAATGTTGTGACGGTTGCCAGCGTCCCGCTTGGAGCGAGGCGGCTGGATACCGTCGCGTCGAGGTTAGCGAGCTTGGTCGAGTTGCTGTCCATTTCCTGGCGGATCTGCACAACACTTGGCGCACTGCTAGTCGCTTCGGCTGTGCCGTCCCACACGATGCTGCCGCTTCCGACATTGGCTCCGGCTGCGCGGAAGGCGAGTTGGTAGGTTCCGGCGCTGCCTGCCATGTTGCCGCTGTAGAATCCGGTTGAGACGGTTTCGGGGCACGAGATAGCGGAGCCTACGGCTGCGCCCGATTGGTAGGGTTGGCAGGTTACGGTGAGGCCGGTGGTGGCGAGGGCGATGTTGAGTTCGTTTGGCATTTTATGAGTTGGTTAGGAGTTGGCGGGAATCCACTGGCGCTCGACTCGGTCGGCGAACCAGACGAGGTTTGGTTCCCAGTCGCCGTTTTCGGGGCGTTCGATTTTGATGAGCGGGACGATCTGCGGATCGACCCAATCTTCGGGGCAGGGATATGGGCGGATGGTGTCGATGCGGGGTTCTTCGTTTTCGTCCAGCACGATGCTGGAGAGTTCTTGGCGTCCGTCTGGATAAATAAGGCCGTATGTTCTCATGGTGTGTTTTTTTGTTAAGTTCCGTAGGCGATTTCGACGGCATCGACTGATGCAACCCAGCGCCAAATAGTGGATGCTGTTCCGGTGACGCTGACAACGAGTGCGTCGGCGGGGTCGTTAAAGGTAAGTGAAAGCGATGTGCCAGCGGCGTTGTCAGTTCCAATGGTGATTGGCGCGTAAACCTCGCTCGTAGTGGCAGCGACATTTTTCAAGCAGTATTGCCGCATGTAGTGTGCGACTGCTCCGCCTGTGATTGAGACTCCGGCGATGTTAATCGTGAAGGCAAAGATTTTGCCGGAAGGGATGGTGAGGCGGGTGCTGCTGCCGTCCAAGAAAAGCTCCACTGCGCTGTTCGTTGTCGTCTTGTTGCGCATGACGAAGCGGGCGCGTTGAGCATCGCCAGATGTGGTTCCTGAAAATGATCCGTTGGCGTGGGCTTGCATTCCAAATCGGTCAGCTAAAGTTCCCGTTCCACACAAAACAGCAGAAAAGCTTCCGCTTGCTGTATTACCAACATTTGAACCGCTATAATGCCCACCAGCGCCAACAAAAGAACTAAATCCCCCAGACGCTTTATTTTTATATCCACCAACAACAGTAGCGCCATTGCCACCGTCGGCGACATTTTCAGACCCGCCAACAATTATTGGACTATCACTCCCGCTTGCGGTGTTTAATGATCCTCCAACCACAATGGCATCTGCCCCGCTTGCCCTATTTCTACGACCTGAGCCTATAAATGAATTTGCGCCAGATGCCACTTGGTTGGCTACGGTCCTTAATGCAGTCTGCAAATCCACCGCATTAGCCCCCCTTGCATTTCCACCAGTTGCCGTTCCATCCGGCTTCGGACCGAGAATAAAAGCCCCCGTGCCTTTCGGTGTGAGAACGAGATCGGAATTTGTAGCGGTGGTATTCTCGGAGAGAGTTACATTTGTGCTGACACTGTGACCATTTACAAGCGTTCCCGCTGTAATGTCTGTTGTGAACAACGAAGCTCCCCCGCCAAAGCTTGTGCTAACTTGGAAGGTTGCTCCGCTTACATTGATAACATAGTAGTTTGTCGTTGTATTAAGACCTGCTCCACCAGTCAATGCGGTGAATCGAACTGGCTGACCATTTGCAAAGGCAGAACCTGTTGCCGTAATAATGTCAGTTGAAGCAACTCCTGTTACTGCAAATGATTCAATGGCATCTTCAACGATGAGGCCAGAATTTTGCAATGTGCTTCCACCCGTGCCGTCTGCACGAAGGATGGCGTTGTCAACTGAGCCTGCGGTGAGCGGGCGAGGTAGGGCGTTTGCGATCATGGGTGTTTAAGAAAAAGTGAGTGAGGTTTTGGAAGACCACGCGCCGGTGGCCGATTGCTCCGAGACGACATCGCCTGCGGAGTTTGTTGTGATGCGGTAGATGACCCATGCCGTGGAATCCTCTGGGGAGCCGGTGGCGGGGTAGTCGTCCCATTCCAAGCGGCCTATGTACAGGTCGTTTCCGTCCACGGCGTGGACGAGGATGGCGGGGATTTCGTTGCGGGGGGAGGCGGTGAGTTGGATGACCGAGCCGGATTGAGGATGGCGTCCGTAGATTTTGCGGTCTGCGTAATTTATGCAGACCTCGCCCAACGAAAGATCCGCCGTGCTGGGGATACGACCCGGCACGACGGTTTTTTTCGGCTTGATTGGAACTGGCATGAGTATGGACTCGGTAAGGTTTGAAAGGCCGGTCGTCATGAATGGTCACGAGTGGACCGGCCCTGTGGGCCGCTTGCTCTAGAACGAGCCGCCGTCGATTTCTGTCTCGAGCACAAGAATTCGTGCGCTCAAGGCGTTGTCGTTGCTCAGGCGTGTGCTGGCCTCTGAGCTGATGGCGGACTGGCGGGCGCTGGTTTCGGCGCTGATCGCTGCTGCGCGGGCTGTGGACTCTGCGCTGATCGCGGTGGCGTTTGTGGTGATGCCGCTCTCGGCGCTGGTGACCCGGCTGGTCAAAGCCGATGCGGCTGTCTCGATGTCCGAGATGTCGCTGGCGAGCGCGGCTTCCGCTGCGGTGGCGCGGTTGACCTCGTTCGTGAGGCCGGAGGAGGCGCTGGAAGCGAGGCTGGTGATTGCGCCGTTGAGCGATGAGTCTGCGGCTTGGAAGGCTGTGACAACCTCGCTGAGGGAGTCGAGCGAACCGGGAGTTACATTCGACAGAACATTGTCGATTCTCGTTCCGAGAGCTGCTTCGGCTGCGGTCGCACGGGAGACCTCTGCGGAGAGGTTCGTGGTGAGCACGCCTTCGGCTGCGGTGGCGCGGGAGACCTCGCTGGCGAGGTTTGTAGTGAGGGTGTTGTCAGCGGCGATGCGTGCGGCTTGCTCGGTGGCGATGAGGCCGTCAGCGTAGCTGCTGGAGGCGTTGCCGCCGATGCCTACGATCTGTGTGGCGTTGCCTTGTGCGTCGGCACCTTTACCGTAGTAGAGGATGCCATCGACTTCGTTGAAGGCGAGTTCGGCGGATTTGAGGACTCCTGGTGCTCCGGCGGAACCGGATTGACGGCGGCGAATGCGAATTGGAACTGACATGATTTTTTTGTGTGGTGGTTGGTTTGGGTTGCGGCGTCCGGTGGTCGGACGGGCGTTATTTTGCGCGGGCAAAAACTCGTGTCTTCTGCGGGGCGTTCCGGCTGGTTTCACCACGGAGAGCGCGGAGGACACGGAGGGGGAGACACAAAAAACCCGCCTGGTGCGCATCGTGGAGAGGCGTGGCGGGTCTGCTCCTTGGAGCTGAATTTTTTTAGAAGAAGCCTGCGTCGATCTCGCTGGTGGCTACGACCCCGGCGACATAGTTGGCGGTGTCGCGGAGGTCCCATTTTGCGGCGACTGCTACGCCACGGCTGACGAGTTCGCCGCTCGGCGTGAAGACGCTGCGGGTGATTGTCCATGCGGCTTGGTCGGTGCCGGTGCCTGCGGAGGCGCGCCCGATCCAGTGCGTCAAGTGATCGTCCGAGACATCCGAAATGAAGGAGAGTGATCCGTAGACGAATGCTGGGCCGCGCTCGCCGGGTTCGCCTTTGTCGCCCCTGTCGCCTTTGTCTTGAAGAGGGATGCCGAAATTCAGAATCGCGTTTTCCTGTGTGCCGACATTGGCCACGGTGGGCTGTGAGCCTGCAGGCAGTGTGAAGACGGTGCCGATGGTGACGGTGCTGGAAAGCCCTCGCGGGAGGGTGAAATTGAAGACGGCATTTTGCGAGGTGCCGATGTTCGTAACGGCGGCGGGCTGGTCGCCCGCTACGCTCTGCACGGCGCCGATGGCTATGCTGCCAGCCGGGCCTTGCGCTCCCACCGGGATGCCGAAATTCAGCACGGCTGCGCTGGCAGTGCCGGTATTCGTAACCGTGGGAGTCGAGCCTGTGGGGAGTTGCGTGATGTTTCCGATGGTGAGCGTGCCAGCGGGGCCTTGCGCACCTTGCCCGATGGGCATCGTGATGCCGGGACTGACGATGACTTGCGGCTTGGGAAATATGGTGAGGTCTACGGCGGCCATGGTTTTATCGGCTGATGTTGCGTTCTATAAAGGCGAACCCGCCGAGTAGCTTGCGGGTGGTGCCTTCTTCGTCTGTGACAAAAATATCGTAGCGGGCGCGAGTGACCGGCAGGGCGCGGGTCTGCTCGTCGGTGAGGATGCAGCGCAGCTTGCCGCTGGTGCGCGGATGCGGGAATTGAATATCGAACTCGGCGAGGAGCGGCTTGTCCCAATCCTCGCGGAGTTGTCCTGTCGCTGTGAAGCCGGCCAGGTTGATGGGCGCTGCGTTGAGGTCGGAGGATTGCTTGATGGTCAGCTCAAAAAAGAACGACTCGCCTGCGGGTATGGTGATGTCGAATGGCTGGCTCATGGCTGGGGGTCGTGCTGTGCCGGTTGAGCGGCGGTGAAATTTTTCAGCGGGGCGAAAATCTTGCTGAGGTTTTCTTTCGTGATGAGCGGGAATGCGGCGGCGGCGATGGCTTGCGCTGTTTCCATCGGCAATCCTCCACTTGCGACCTCCTGCACCAATTCATTCAGTGCCTGCACTTGCGCTCCATTGAGCGCGGTGTCTTGGACATTGCCCGTTGCGGCGGCTTGCTCGTTGGATAGCTCTGTTGGTTTTCCGATTGTCGCAACTGGTAAAGCGCCATCCGTGAAATCCTCGGATTCGCTCACAGGTGCGGCTGATCCTGCCGGAATGAGAGGCACAATGTTGCGCTTTTTCATTTCGACTTCTTCGCGCTCGATCTCGCTCCAGACATCTTCGGGGTCACGGTTCGAGGTCTCGCGGATGATCTCGCTGCGGGATTTGAGCTTTTGCGAAATGGCTTTTTCGTTTGCGGCCATCTCGGCGCTTGGGTCGATCCATGCCCAGCGGCGTCCGGTGAAGGCGACTTGCTTGTATTTTTCGAGGCGGTCGAATTTGAGGGGCTTGCCAGCGATGAGGATTTTGTTGGCGAGTAAGCAACGCTCCAACCATGCCTCGTAGATCGGCAGCACGAATCCGCTGATGAGCCACTCCTGAAGCCCCTTCCAGACTTCGCGTTCGTCGAGTGCGCCTTGGCGGATCGAGGAAAAATTGACGCTCGTGAGGTCGCTGGCCAGGTTGTTGTAGCTCACGCCGAGACCGGAGGAAATGGAGCGCAGCATGGCTTTGCAAAAAGGGTCGAAAGCCTGGTCGGGAAATTGCGGAGTGTAGGGTATAAATTCCCTATTCCCGATGTCCTCGAACTTGCCCGGCTCTGCATCCATTTCGAGAATGTCGTCGCTGTCGCCATCGAGGTTGCGGAAGAAACCCATCTTGGAGGCCGACACACGGGCGTTGACCACTGCGGCGTCTTCAAAGCCTGCGAGCATGCGCATGCGCCAGAGGGCTGTTCGTGCCCACGGGAGGCCGCGCTTTTGGCCGACTCGCTCAGGGAGGAAACGATGAATGACCTGATCGGCGGGCACTCGCTGGAACCTCTCTCCGTTGTGGTTCACATAGCCCATCATCATTTCGTCGTAATCGCGGAAATGGTAGGCTACCGGGCGTCCGTTCGGGTTAAACTCTATGCCGTGGCGGATGACATTTCCGTTGTTCAGCTTTTCCCATTTGGTCGGGTTGAGGAGAACCGGGTCGATGAACTGCACGGCAAAGCCCCATTTGTTCAGGTCATCGCCATAGCGTTTGATCGCTATGACTTCGCCATCCATCGCGGCAGTGGTGACTGCCAGCCGCTCGCCATCAGCGCGGGAGAGTTGGCCGGTGATGTCGTAGTTGCCACGGCGTGACCAATCGGCGAAGGCGTCTTCGATGGCGCTGCTCGCCACGGTGTCCATCGTTCCGCTGGGGTCGCGGATTTGGGCGTTGAATGTAAAGCCGGTGGGGCCTGCGATGTTGTCGCGGGCCATTTGTAGGAATTTTTTTAAGTGGTCGTTATTCTCGGCCTGCTCACGGGAACGGGCGACGATGCGGCTCCAATACTGGAAAATCCATGCGTCTATCGTGGTCGGTGTGCCTGCCCATGTGGATTCCAATCGGCCGGCGCCTGCGGCTTGTGGCATGCCTGCGGTGGCGAAGCTGCCGAGGGTGTCGGATAAAATGGACCGCGCCGACCAGAGTTTAGGCTGATCGGCGCGGCTTGGCGCGGGCTTCTTCGTGGTGGTGGCGCGGGAAAAAATGTTTTGAAGGAGGCCCATGGTTTTAGATGCGGACGGCTATGGATGAGCCGAGGGCGGAGGATGCGGAATCGCGGCGGGATTCGCGGGACAGCTCACGCCGCCAGAATGAGAGGAGTTGCAGGAGTTCGCCGATGCTGTGGCGTTCTAACTCACGGTTGTTGATCTTGTAGCGTTTCGCTTCCAGCGTTGCGCCTCCTGCGAGCATGGATTCGATATGTGCCACGGCGATGCGGGCCTGCGTGCGAACCTCTGCGCCGGGGGCGATGGTGGCTGCGGAGGCTTTGATTTGCAGGTCGCCACTGGCGACAAGCGCCCGGTGTGCGGCAACCGTTGCCCATGCCTCCCAGATGTAATGTCCGGGAATCCAGCCACTCGTATCTGCGGAGGCGGTGAAGGTGCCTGCCGTGCCTGTGGCTGCGACATTGCGCGACTGCATTCCGGCGAATTGCACGAGGACGGTGGCGGCGGGGTCTGCCGATACCGTAACTGAGAATGTCTCGCCTGCTCGAATGGTCACCATGAATTCACGAAGCTGCCACGGCGCTGGGTGCGCCTGCGTTTTGCGGCAGTGTCTTCGTGAGGTGTGGGGGTGTCTTCTGCGGGGCGTTCCGATTGAGGGGCTGGTTTTGGCGCGGGGGCGGTCTCGATCCGCCGGCGGTGGGCGAGCTTGTCAAACTGCGGGGCGCGGAGGATGAGCGCGGCGAATGCATAAACTCGGCAGTCGAGCGGTTCGTTCCGTGCGCCAGATGTTTTGTGCCACTCCAGCCGGGGGAAGCCTTTGAGGAATTTCGTCACGGCTTTCTCTGCGGTCAGCCCACGGAAATACTCTGCGCTGCGTCCTTGCGGAAAGTGGCAATATCCGGGGCCGGGTTCTGCGATGCGAAGGCGTTTGTAAACGATGGATTTCGCCGAATCGACTCCCACGATGTAAACATCGATTGGGCGCGAGGTCTTTTTTCCAGAGCGGCGGCGGGCGGGGTTGCCGACGATGGGCAAGCCGGGTCCGCCTTGGCCCTTGATGCCGTAGACTCGATCCCCCTTGTGGCGTTTGACATATTGGTAAACGGCTTGGGTGTTGCTGCCGCCGGTGTCGATGCAGGTTGTTTCGATGACCATTTCGCCGCCCGCCTCCGAGGTCCACCGCTTGCGAAGGTAGTCGGTTAAATGCGTCCACGGACTGCCGGGGGTTCCTTCGGGAATGTCAGGGTCTCCAAGGATGACTTGGTAAGCCACGCTCCAGCTCTCTTCGCCACCTGCCCAGGCTACCACTTCGACCTCGAGGCGGTCTTGCTGGGTATCGACGCCTGCCGTCAAGATCAGCCCACGGGCAGGAACATCCGCCTGCGGGTAGGGTTCGCACCGTTCCATGAGGGCGTGTTCGCTGATGCGCTCGCCGCCTTCTTCCCATGTTTCGCCAAGCGAGGTGTTGATCCAGACTTGCAGGGTGCTCGGATCGTCCTTGGCGCGGCCATGCTCGATGGCGATGTCTGCGATGGATCGCCAGGGGGAATAGAGTTCGTTCAAGTGAAACCCCGCGATGCGGCTGGGTCCGGCGCTGGCCTGCCACCGACCACGGGAGACCGCTTGGTTTTTCTGGGCGTTGGTGATCGTGCCGTTGCAGGATGGACACCGGAGGCTTGCGAGGTCGCGCCGTCCGTCCGTCCATACGACATTTCCCCAGCGAAGCGGGTGTTCGTGCTGGCAATGCGGACACGGCACGAGGAAATGCCGTTGATCGGAAATCTCAAAGGCTCGCTCGATGCGGGAAAGGCCTTTCACGGTGGGGGTCGAGACCATGACGATTCTTCTGTTCCAGAAGTTCTTTGTTCGGGCGATGGCGAGGTTCACCGGGTCGCCTTCCGTTCCGGCGCTGGCGGGGTAACGGTCCACTTCGTCAAGCAGGAGGACACGGATCGGGCGTGAGGCGAGGCCGCTTGGGGCGTTGGCACCGACAAGCGTGACATGCCCGCCGGGGAATCGTTTGTGCAGGATCGTGTTTCCGCTGTCGCGTGTCTTGGCCGGTCGCACTTTCGAGCGGAGGCTGGGAGAGTCTCGGAACATCGGCGCGAGTCGGTCCTTGGAAAAGGTCTCTGCCATTGCCTCGTCCGGCTGCACGAGCATGAGGGGGCTGGGGTCGAAGTCCACGAAGTAGCCAATGCAGTTCAGAAGGATTTCCGTTTTCCCAACCTGCGCCGATGACATCACGACAACCTGCTCGATGTCGGGATCGGCCACCGCATCCATGATGCCCCTTTGGTATTCCGCCCGCTCGGTTCTCCATTGGCCTTTTTCCGCTGCCGCCTCTCCTGAGAGTTTGCGCCGGTGGTCTGCCCACTGCGAAATTGTCCATTTTGGAGGGGCGGGAAGGATGCCAAACAGAGCGGCCATGTGATCGACCGCTGTGTCGCCTTGCTTGGCGGTCATGTTTCCCAACCCTCGCCGGCTTCTTCCTCTTCCGGTTTTGGATCGTTGCGTTTGAGGTAGCGATTTACCACTTCGCGCCCGTTGTATTTCGAGCACTCAGCAAGGGCTTCATGGATGAGCGTTTCGATTATTGCCGCGCATTTGTTCGGGTCTGTCTCGTCTGCTACGCGAGGCCCTGCGGTTGTCGGGATTGCCAGCATCTTTGCCCGGAGGTTTGCCAGCCCCTCGCCTACCACATCCGTAATGCATGCGGCGTCGTGGAGTTCGCCGCGCATGGCCATCGATTGCGCTTCGAGGATTTCGGCGCGGGCTTTGTAAACTCTGGTTCGTTGGGTCTCGTAGCTGTTTTCGTCCCCGTCTATTCCCCCGGTTTTTTTTCC